TCTGGATGAGGATCCAAGAGTCGTAACTGGTATTAATACTGTTGATAGTGTCAAGACCAATCCATACTCTGGACCTGGAATTGTTACAGATAGATCTATACTGAGACCTCTTACCTGGTGTAAGCAAACCGTTGATAGAATCATCAATGGTCAGGTTGTTGGCAAAGATAGAACACATTATGAACCACTTATCTATCCTTCATCTTACCTCATTCAACCTGTTGGTGTTACATCATTCACTGCTTATGTTGATTCTGTAAGACCACTTTATAATGGAGAAAATGAAGCAACTATCAGAACATTCCAAGAGACAATCTTGATCAATTCTCAAGATGTAGTGGTTGCTGCATCTGCAACTGCTGTTGTTTCTGCTGCTGGAACAGTTTCATCTTTGACTATCACAAATGCTGGTACAGGATATACTGTTGCTCCTGAAGTTACAATTTCTAACCCTGTTGGTCTTGGATCTACACAGAGAGCAAGTGCAACTGCAACTATTAGTGGTGGTGTTGTTTCTACTCTTACAGTTACAGGTCCTGGAACTGGTTATACATCAACTAATCCTCCAGTTGTCCTGATTGGATCACCAAAAATTATAAGAGAAAAACTGACTGTTGACACTTACAGTGGTGACAATGGAGTTATTGTTGGACTTGGAACAACAGTTTCAGGTGCTCAGAATCAATTCTTCTTTGATCTGTTTATTCCAATCAACTCCTTCATGAGAGATGCTGACTTAGTTGGAACTGCAGTTACAGTTAGTGGCATTTCAACTGGTGATTTCTTGGTCATTTATGACACTGATATTTCTATTGGAAGCACATTTGCATCACAGGATACAGCAGGATCTTCTGTTGGTCTTGGTACTACATTTATTGATTGTGTTTATCAAGTTGCATCATCTGAAACCAGAACTATGAATGTAACTGGAATTGGAAACAGTGATGTCAGAAGAATCTTTGTCAATGTTGACACTGTTGGGACTGGATTTGGATACACTGAAGCACCTAACATGGGTAACTTCAGTTGGGGTAAGATTGTCTTTGATACAAGAACTAATGCTAAGAGTTACAACACATATCTCCAAAATGGAGTTACTGGACTCACAACTGCAGCACTTGTAACCAGATTCAATCCTCTCAAATATGAGAACTACATTGTCTAACAACTAAATACTTCTACGAAAAATGTCTGATAGGAAATGGCGAGACAAGGTATAGGAACAGGCACTACGCCTAATGATGGTACAGGTGATACCTTACAATCTGGTGCTATCAAGATCAATGAAAACTTTTCAGAGATCTATAACCAGATTGGAAATGGCACCACATTAGGCGTAGGTGTTACATTTGATGGTCTCAATGTTGTTTCTGGTGTCACAACTGTTGGATTTATTACATCATCAAACTCATCAACATCTGGTGTTTCCACTGCATTTGGTGGATTTATCAGTGAAGTTGGATCAACAGCAGTTCAGATTACACTTTCTGGAAGCACTTTGATATTTACTGCAAGTGGCATTGGTTCAACTAGCTTCACTTTATCATAATAAATAAAGAAAATTCTGTTTACAAATGGCAGCAATAATTACTGACCAACTTCGTATATTGAATGCAAAGAATTTTGTTGCTGGGGTACAATCTAGCTCGAATTCATATTACACATTCATTAGTGTCCCAAATCCCAGTGATTTCCTATCATCTTGGGATACAACACCCCCATCTCCAATTGATAACTTTGATGAGATGGGTAGAATGTATTGGGATGAAATGCTTGCTCTCAAAAAGATTGCATCCAGTGATGTAAGTCAAGTTGTTAGAAAGAACACTTGGACTTCTGGTGTCACATATGATATGTGGAGAGATGATATCAGCAGAAACAATCCATCTCAACCATCAGGTGTTTTTGATGTTTATTCTGCAAATTATTATGTAATGAACTCTGACTATAGAGTTTATATTTGTTTGTATAATAATGCAACTCCAGAGAACAATTTCCAAGGTGGTCCTTCTCTGGATGAACCAACTTTTACAGATTTAGAACCAAGAGCTGCTGGTTCAAGTGGTGATGGATATATCTGGAAATATCTCTATACTATCAGCCCATCTCAGGCAATCAAGTTTGACTCAACAAACTATATTCCTGTCCCAAGTGATTGGGAAAGCAGTTCAACTTATGCTGCAGTGAGAAATAATGCAGCAACAAGTGGTCAGTTAAAAACCATCACAATCAGAAATCGTGGTGTTGCTCTTGGAACTGCAAATAGAACTTACACTGGTGTTCCTATTCTTGGTGATGGTGAAGGTGCAAAAGCAACTATTGTTATTGACAATGATTCACAAGTTTCAAGCATCACAGTTTCCAATGGTGGAAGTGGATACTCATTTGGAACTGTAGATTTGGTAGCAGGTGGAGTTCCTACTGGAACTACTGCTCCTGAGTTTGATGTAATTATTCCACCTCCTGGTGGTCATGGTGCTGACATCTACAGAGAGTTGGGTGCATATAATGTCCTGACTTATTCAAGATTTGAAAATGACACTGAAAATCCTGATTTCATTACAGGAAACCAGTTTGCTGCTGTTGGTCTTGTTGAGAATCCAAGAGCACATGGTTCTACAGCAATCCTCACAGTAGATAAAGCAAGTGCAGTTTATGCACTCAAATTGACTGGAGTTGGATATAGTGAAGCAATCTTCAACCCTGATTCATTCATTACACAAACAGTTGGAGTTGGTTCAACTGCAATTGGAAGAGTTGTTTCTTATGACCAGACAACTGGTGTTCTGAAGTATTGGCAAGATCAATCAACAGCAGGATTCAACTACAACAATACTAAAAACACAAGTCCAGAATATGGATTTAGACAAAATAAATTCAGATCTGATATTGACTATGGTGGAAGTTTTAGCATTGTAGGTGCAGACAATACTTTGGCAATTCAAACAAGTTTCCAAGGTGTGTCGACAGTAATAAATAGTAGGACATACTATCTTGGTCAAACTTTTGTGAATGGTGTTTCTCAACCAGAATCAGAGAAATACTCTGGAAACATGATTTACCTTGATAATAGACCTTCTGTTACAAGGTCTTCCTCACAGAAAGAAGACGTAAAAATTATCTTGCAGTTCTAAAAAATCATGCCACAGGAAACTAATCTCAACGTTGCTCCTTATTTTGATGATTTCGATCCTCAAAGCAACTATTATAAGGTTCTTTTCAAGCCTGGGTATCCTGTTCAAGCTAGAGAACTGACTACCCTCCAATCAATTCTTCAAAATCAGATTGAAGATGTAGGAAATCACCTCTTCAAAGAGGGTGCTCAGGTTATTCCTGGTGGCGTTACATATCTGAATCCCTTCTATGCTATTCAAGTTGAGTCAGAATTCCTTGGAATTCCTATTTCAGTGTACTTGGATCAGTTAGTTGGCAAGACAATTACTGGAGAAACCTCTGGAATCACTGCAAAAGTGGTCACTTATATCACTGATGAGCAGTCTGAGAGAGGAAATTATACAATTTATGTTGATTATTTTGATTCCAGCACCACAGATTTAGCAACTGCACAGTTTTTGAACAATGAAGTCCTTCTAACTGATGAAAGTATCACCTTTGCCACCACTTTCATCACTGCAGGTGAAGGATTTGCAAGAACAATCTCTACAAATGCTGCTGCAACTGCTTCTGCTTTTGCAATCAATGATGGCGTTTACTTTTTGAGAGGTTATTTTGTTGATGTTGCCTCAGATTTGGTCATTTTGGACCAATATGGGGTCACTCCAAGCTATAGAATTGGTCTGAATGTTGCCGAAAGCATCATAAATTCAGATATTGACCAATCTTTGACTGATAATGCTCAAGGATTCAACAATTATTCTGCTCCTGGTGCAGATAGACTGAAAATTAGTGCTACATTATTCAAAAAATCCACAGATGACCTCAATGATCAGAGTTTTGTCCAACTCGCAGAGGTAAAAAATGGTGTTTTGAGAGATATTGTTGAAAAAACAGATTATAATCTCTTAGGACAAGAACTTGCAAGAAGAACTTTTGATGAATCTGGACATTATTATGTAAAAGAGTTCCTAACCACTGTTAGAGAAAGTTTGAACAATGGTTATGGCAACAGAGGTGTTTATAATTCAAATCAAACCACAGATGCAGGAAATACTCCAAGTGATGATTTAGCAATTTACAAGGTTTCTCCTGGTAGAGCATATGTAAAGGGTTATGAAGTCAAAAAGAGATCTACAACCTTCTTAGATGTTCCAAAACCAAGAACAACCAAACTTGTAGAGGGTCAAGCAGTCAATTTTGGATTTGGTCCAACAGTTACTGTCAACAGAGTTTACGGTTCTGCAACTATTGGGTTCAATACAACTAATACTCTGAGTCTTAGAGATCAAAGAGTAGGTAGTGACCAAGAAGCACAAGCAGGAAATGAAATTGGTCTTGCCAGAATCTATGATTTTGCTCTTGAATCTGGTTCCTACAACACAGTAACTTCAGATCTCAATGAGTGGGATCTTTCACTGTATGATGTACAAACATATACCGATCTTACAGTCAATCAGTCAGTATCACTGACTACACCAGTCTTCATTCAAGGTCAGTCCAGTGGAGCAAGTGCTTTCCTGAGATATGATGTTAGTGCTGGAACTGCTCTGACTGCATATGACGTTCAAGGTAGTTTCTTCATTGGTGAGAGACTGCTTTTCAATGGAACAACCACAGATGCAAGAAGCGTATCTGATATCACTAATCATGAACTGTCAAATGTAAAATCAGTTTATGGGATTGTAGGTTCTGCAACTACATTTACTGCTGATTTGATTCAAGAACCATCAGCAGTTATTGGCATTGCTTCAATCTCTGCAGCATCTGGTGGTGTTTCTACAATCACCACTCCATCCACAGCTTTCCCTGGTATTGTAACAACTGGTGATATTGTTCAGTACTCAGTTCCTACAAATTCTATCCCATCCTTTGCAAGAGTAACTCAGGTCAACACTAATTCCCTCAATATTGCTGCTGTTACCACAGTTTCTAATTACAGAGATGGAGATCTGCCAACAGCAGCAACTAATGTTACTGACCTTGCTGTAGTTGAATCTAAGTATCAGAGCAGCAGAGGAAGTGGCAATAGTGCATCTAACAATACACTCTTCAGCAGATTCCCCAAGAACAACATTGAATCTGTTGATCTTACTGGTGCTAGCTTGGTAATTAGAAAGCAATTTGATACCACCATCACAAGCAACTCAACAGCAACTCTTAGTGCAGGAACTAATGAAGTCTTCCTTCCATTTGATGAAGAAAGATATGTAGTT